TTACCATTGCCCAGCCACTCCTGCACGATCAAGCCATGTGGAGACAACCTCCTGCGCGCCGTACGCGGTCAGATCCACATGAAGCGGCGTTACGGAAACATAACCTTCATCAATGGCGGCAAAATCGGTTTCCGGACCGGCATCGAATTTCTCACCCGGCGGGCCAATCCAGTACAGCGTATTACCGCGTGGATCTTCCTGCGGGATAACTTTATCGGCGGGGTGGCGGCTGCCGCAGCGCGTAACCCGAATCCCCTTAATTTCTGAAAGCGGGAGATCGGGCACGTTGATATTAAGAATGCGGCCAGTACGCAGCGGCTCACGTTCGAGGGCTCGCAAAATGGTGCAGGTGACTGCCGCCGCCGTTTCATAATGCTCATAGCCATTGAGCGAAACCGCAAGAGCGGGAAAGCCGAGATGACGTCCTTCCATCGCCGCGGCCACAGTGCCGGAATAAATAACATCGTCCCCCAGATTGGGGCCAGCATTGATTCCTGACACCACCACGTCCGGACGCGGGCGCATCAGCGCATTCACGCCCAGATAAACGCAATCGGTAGGAGTGCCCATCTGCACAGCGATATCGCCGTTGGGATAGTCAAAGGTACGCAGGGAAGATTCGAGCGTTAATGAGTTAGACGCACCCGAACGATTGCGATCGGGCGCGACAACCTGCACCTCAGCAAATTCGCGTAAGGCTTTCGCCAGAGTCTGGATCCCCGGCGCATGAATTCCATCATCGTTACTCAGCAATATCCGCATTTAAACCATAACCATTTGATTTGATTAAAACATGACTCACCGAGTCGCTTTTATTATCCTGTTAATTGTCCTGTTTTATTTTTATTACTCTATTTTGAGCATTAAACAGTCCAACTGATTCATTCTAACGCTTTTTCATTTATCAGATAACTATTAGCATCCCCAGTGCGCAACATTCTTTTCCCATCCCCGGGACTTCATCATTACATGACAACTCTGTTTATCAACGTTGATTACAGTGATGTTTGTCACGTGGCGACAGCATGCCTCGTCTAATTTTCGACCGATGAATATTGCGCCCTGCTAAAACAGTAAACCCTTGCTACCCTTCGCGTTGAGCAGATTTGGAACCTCAATCAGCTTTTCGCTGTGGCGCAGGATGTCGTAATCGCTGAATTAAGCAACTGATTTATTGCGCTAAAGTTATCAATATTAATGTCGATAAGTTAGTTACCCTTGCCTGAGCGAGGGAGTGAAAATAAGACTACCGTTTTTTTTGCCCGCACCGTGCGGGCTTTTTTTTCTCCGTTGATCCTGGCAGGGTACCCTGATGACAGGACTTACTTATTAATAAGCCCTTCCACCATTTTCTTCAGCTCTTCCAAATTTAACTTAAGTACTTCAATTTCGAGCTGTTGTGAACGATTTTCCTCGACAAGTGACTGCAGTACGGCATGATGCACCGCCACCATGGCACCGGAATCACCTGCCTCAACCGCCAGTACATCATCAATCACCCTTCCGTCATCAAGCTCACGGGGTCCGGTATTGATTACAGCCTCAGGGAAATACTTGCCTAGATCGTTGGCAATAACCCCGATCCCGAAACGCCCCTCGGCACCTTTGTGTCGATACCTCCAGGTGGCTGATCTGATGTTCATCAAAATATCGCGGGGGCTTTCTATGGGCGCAATGTCGTCTTTAATTCGCTCATCGCAACCGGCGTTCACCCACGCCCCGCTTGCTACAGCATTCCCTGTCTGGGCGAACTCAAACGTTGCGGCACCACCAGTCACTGGGGCCACCACTATGCGGGCAGCATGGTAAGTTGTTACACGGTGCTGAAAGCGAGTAAACGCCCCATCGTTGGCGAAGACCTTAATAACGTTATTAACGAACTCAGACCCGATTGTCTGTCCATGCGCCGATCTCACTATCACCGACTCGCCGAAGTCGCCCGAGGTAGAATTATTAAGGAAGTCGATAACACCCGTATATGATGAGCCCTTTGCTGATGCGGCGTTTACGAGACGAGAGTCATCACCCGCTGCAACGGTGCCGGCACCAGTGCCAACGTTTTTAGTCGCGGAGTCGCCGAGTTGCAGAGCGGAACGAGCGCCGCCCGGAGTGGTGGCCCCTGTTCCGCCATTCGCAACCGGGATAACGTCGGCACTTGTCCAAATCTGGCGTACAGCAAAAATTCGTGAACCCTTACTGCCTGAAATTCGAACCTGATACCGCCTGAAAAGGCTATTGGTGACATGCGATAACCAGCATTCGGCCGTGACAATAGATCCGTCAACACCGATTACATTGAAACATACAGGCGTCGAGCCCCATCCTGTGGTATCGACTCCTGGCGGGGTATTAGTCATGTTGCTGGCAGCAACTGAGAACTCCTGACCACTGACAAAATCAAACTGGTTCCAGTCCATTCCGGATACGGATGACATGCTCGATACGCCAAGGCCCAAATCATTCAGTACCTTTGCCCCTTGCTGCTCCCAGGAAGACCAGGTGGTCCCGGATAGCGTCCGCTGCCAGGTGCGGTTGATAAACGCAGCACCCGATACGATGGCGGTAAATCTCTGCACCACTGAATTAGCGCTGCTCCGCAACAGCACTTCACAGATACCTGTCAGCCCGGATGCCACAGGGCCGTTTGTAGCGACACCAGTAATGGACCAGGTGCCGGGGGTAACCAGGGCATTTAAATCACCCTCATAATATCCGGGGCGCGAATTCACACCGACGAGGCTCCAGTCACCCCATGGCCCGTCCACCCCGTTCCATGATGCAGTGAGAGAGCGGACATAAACGTTGCCGTTTCGGACTGTATACCGCTGGGTGCCTCCCCATTGCCCGCCTGCGAACACTTCCAGGAAACCCACAGCATTCGGTTCCGGGAAATTGCTGGCTGGCTGCGCATTATTCGATGTGCCCTGCATCCATATCCCGGCAAGCGTCGCTGTCGGTCCATAGCTGTTCAGATTAGCTGCTGCTGGCAGCGCGCCACGGACCTGCTGTGATGAACCGACCAGTCCGGCCATTTTCTGCCAGCCCGGACCGGAAACAGGTGCCACGTCGTCGGCAAACTGCATCGTAATATCGCCCGGCGCCGTATAAAACTTTGTCCAGTTACCCTTCTCGGCGAGCAGTGCGCGAATTGCCGCCGTGCTCTGATTCACCAGCTCGGCCGTTACCTGGTTCTGAACTTTGCGCGGTACCGCCGCCCACGCCGCACCGGTTGTGGTTGGTCCCGTGAATGCGCTGACGAGCGTTGCCGCTGCGGTGCTTGTCACCGTATCAACCGGCAGGGTGTACAGCACGCCGCCGATGGTGGTGACGATGAAATCGCCGGGCTTTAAATCTGTGGTGAATACCGTGCTGGTACCAACAACTGCTGTGGAATTATTCGTTAATTTGATTGTTCCTGCGGACATAATTTCTCCTGATTTCAGGCGTAAAAAAACCCGCCGGAGCGGGTCTGACTGATGGGCTTGGGTTTAATACATGCTTTCCAGTAGCAGCACGTTAATACCGGCTATGACGTTCATCGGCACGGAGTATTTATCGGTCCAGTACTGCGCCGTGCGGCCCTTGCCAACACGCAGTGCATTTCCGCTGCGTACAAGGCCGAGGTACTTCGCGTAACACCACCCCCCACTGACGGCTGACATAGCGCCGTAGCGCCCCAGCATGACGAACCGGTCACCGATATCAGTCCATGCTGCTGAAGGGCGGTAATACGCATTACTGTAGATGAACGGACGCCGTGTCGTACTGAACGTGCAGACGCCGGCAGGATTGAAAAAATTGAGCCCGCGACCGGGCGTGGGTTGCACGCCGGCTGCGAATATCACGATATCGAGTGTGGCAGTTGCGTCATACCCCAAATCCTCGCTCTCACCGGTAACGATGATCTGATTCCCGTCATATTCAACAACAATCCCGTCGGCGCTCCATTTTGCAAATACCACATACGTGGCACGATTCCAGCCCGTATCGGGAAGCGTCCATCTGCCCGCAATAGTTACCCTGCCACGCCAGACGCACTGGCCCACGACACTGGCATCGGTTATCGCAGTAAAGTCAGTGCTGTCGGATATCAGAAGCCCACGGTTACCGCTCTGAGATGCAGGCAGGATTTGCCACATCGTGCCAGGCCAGAGAATATTGCTGAATCCGGGCACGCTCCACCAGGAAGAAATCTGCATGCTTCCGCCATTCTGCGCGGCGGCCTGAAGGCAACCGACAGCCGGGATCAGGCTTGTCCCATTCGGGTATATGACGGTGGTCTGATGTGGCGCGTAGACCAGCGCGGAACCGGGCACATAACCGGGAGCGTTATAAACCGTTCCGTTTCCGTTCACCAGGCCGCAAAAAGACGGGCAGCGGAGCCCAGCCGTGATTTGCATGGCAGGGCCACCGTCCCTCAGGTCAATTAATAAACCACGCGGCATTACCATTCTCCCAGGACAATCCGCCCGCCGTTGCTGAGGTTTACCGTCACACCGGCACCGTTAATCACCACGCCGTTTCCGGCGCCTGCCATGGAAAACCGGCCTTCCGTCGCAATGATGGTTCCCCGCACGATGACGTCATTGAATTCAGAGTAGCCGCCTTTATTGATACCCCACCCCGCCACGCCAGGCTGGTAATTATTCGACTGAATAACATTGCCAATCTTGGCGTTGGTAATGGTCCCGTCCTGAATGAAACCGGAACTGAGAAACACCTGGCCATTTACGATGGCGAACGGGGAATACTGCAGCCCGCCCTGCCCGGACAACATCACAAACTGGTCGGCATTGATGGCCACGCGGGTTTTTACGCCGGAACCGTCAGCAATAACCGCCACTGATAACCCGGCGTCGTAGTAGTTGCCATTGTATTTCACGCCCGTACGGAGGGTGTAAACCGCATTGGCGCTGGCAACATCCGCGTAAGCTGTGTATTTCTCGTTAATGGCAGCTTCCTGCTGCCCGAACTTCGTGGCGACCTGTTGCTGATACCGGGCAAAGGCCTGTTCTGCGCTGGCCTGCGCGCTCTGAATGGTGGTAATGCTGCTGTGCACGCCGTTAAAGTCGGCCGCCACTGACAACCGGTATTCAGCGAACGCCTCATCCGCTGTTGCCTGTGCGGTTTTAACCTCACTGATTTCCGCAGCAGCGTCGCCAAACTGAACGGCCACAAGCTCCTGGAACTGTGCAAACGCTTTCTCTGCATCGGCCTGGGTGATTTGTACACGCGATATCTCAGCACGCGCGGCGCCGACCTGCTCATACTGGATCTGCGCATTCTCCACCTGTGCCAGAGTCAGTTGCATCTGTCCCGCAAGGTTGAAATCGATCTGCTCTGTCAGGCGCGCGCCGTCCTCAGACGTCAGAAGGTCTTTTGCGATATCCTCCAGGTAGTCGGAAGCCTGGTCGTTGGCCATTCCCCTGATCCACTCCGTCCAGCCGGACTCGTTACCGGTTTTATCGACCAGTTGCGCGCGGTACCAGAAAATCTGCCCGGCACGTAACCCGAGCTGGGTGTACTCCGCCTGCGGGTATGGCACATCGGAGAGCAACAGCGGGTCGGCGTGGTCTTCGCGTGGCGTGTACTGAATTTCCGTTTTCAGCGTGTCTTCCGTATTAGCCGGGAAAGCCCAGCTCAGGCGGATGCCCCAGTTGATGCCGGTTGCTGTAAAGTTGATCGGCTTCGGCGGGTTGCCCACCTTGCCCGTCAGCGATTTCTCAGGCGAGTATCCCCAGCCGCTGGAAATCTCCGCCGCGTTGATGGCGCGTACGCGCACAAGGTAGCGCCCTGCATAGATGCCCGGCACCTCAAACGATGTTGTAGAACTGCGCGGAACGTTCACCCAGTTCCCGTCGTTACGCCGCCACTGTGCCTCATACGCAATGGCGTTGGGTGCCGGGTCCCAGCTGGCGCGCATCGTTTCAATGCTGATGCCCTGATTCACCACCGAGTAAGAACTGATGGCGATATTACCCGGGGGGAACTGGTTACCCGGTGGGATAACGCTTACCGGGCGCTGGTCAATGATGGCCCCGGTATCGATGCGGGCATACTTATCCGGATCGTGAAACGCGCCTGAGATGGTAAATGTGCCGTCGCTATTGTCGCTGACACTCACCACCCGGTACTGCTGGGCATACAGTTCGTCAGATTCCACTACCCATACGCTTTCCGCCTGCGGTATCTCTCCGTAAGCGATACTGACCGTAACGGCCTGGCCGTTAACTGCCTGGATTGTCCGCGCCTGTGACGCGCCGGAAGGCAGGTTGAGAATAAGCCGATCGCCCGGCCTGGCATCCGGCACGCGGTCGAGGGTGATCACGCGCCCGTTTACCGAACTGATGCGCCCACCAGTGACTTTACCGGACAGCATTTCATCAGCGACAGCGATTATATAGCCCGGCTGCGGAATGTTACCGTCCAGCCCAACGGAGAAAGTGACGATGCGGTCCTTGTTGTTGGTCAGGATCCCCCAGCGCCCCTTTCGGTTTGCTTCACTCTGCCGGGTGCAGCCAATCGCGGTCATCTCAAGCTGGTTAAATCCGTAACGCGCAACCAGCGGTTGTTCAAACACCGGCTCCATGGCGTCGGCGTAGCCGTTAGCCGGGTCGGAATAAGAGACCAGCGCTGTGGTGTAACGGGTTTTGGTGGTGCTGCTTGAGTAAACGAATTCGCCGTTGACCACGTTGGCGCGGGTGTAGCTGTAATCAATATCGCGCGGCATGTCTGCCAGCGCCACAATCTGATTACCGCCCCAGTACGTCATGCCCCGGAAGATGGCGGCAAAATCGCGCAGCACGGTATAAGCCTCGTTGCGGTCCTGCACATAGACGTTACAGGTATAGCGTGGCTCCACGCCGTTCCCGCCCCGCCCGTCCGGTACCATCTGATCGCAGTACTGCGCCACCTGATACAGCGTCCATTTATCGATATTGGCCGCCGTCAGCCGGTGGCCCAGACCAAAGCGATCGGCGACCACGATATCGTAAAAAATCCACGCCGGGTTATCTGTCCAGGCCCATTTAAACCCGCCCGTCCAGGTGCCGGTATAGGTGCGCGTCAGCGGGTCATAATTATCGGGAACACGGATAACGCGCATGGCCGGTTCGCATGAAATCTGCGGTATGCTGCCATTAAACTGACTGGAGTCGAACTCGATATACAGCAACGCGGTGTTCGGGTAACGCAGCTTGGCGTCAATGACTTCCGTATAGCTCTGCAGCGTCATGGTGTCGCCAGTTTTTGCGCTGTTGGCATCCGGCGTCAGTTTGCGAAGCCGTAATGTCCAGGTGCTGGCGCCACGCGGCAGGTCAATACGGTGGCTGCGCTCGTAACCCGTGGTGGTCTTTCCGGTTACCGCCGTACTGATAACAGTCTGCCACGCTCCACCATTCGTCTGCAGGTCAACTGCATAGGCAACCGAATTGCCCACCAGATCCCCGTTATCCAGCTGCTGGTAAAGTGACGGCCATTTGATACGCAGGCGAACGGCAGACAACTGCGTGTTGGTAAACGTGCGCGTCCAGGCTGTGGTGCCTGAAACTTCCGTGCCGACACTGATTTCATTCTCAGAACCCGGCATGCCCTGAATATAGGGCTGAGCCTGGGTACCGGGACGGAAATCCCAGGCGACGCCGGAAAAGTTCCGGGAGCCGTCCGGGTTTTCAATCGGGGTACCATCCAGAAAAATATTGCGCCCTGTAAGCCCACCAGCAAACTCCCCCTCGCCCAGGGCAAGCAGGATTTTCGCTTTTGCCACCGACTGGAGATCGTCCGGCTGTTCCGTCGGCGTGCGCTGTTTGGAGCCGCCGCCTTTGCGCCCTTTGATAAGTTCTGCCATGTTGCGCCCATAAAAAAACCGCCAGGCGGCGGTGACTGTGAGGAAATAAAAGGTGGGGGGTTATTGCTGATCTTCGACGTAAATCCCGGCGGAAATTATCGCGCCACCAATACGGCGTTTTCCGTAGCCAATGGGTACCGGATAACCCTGCGCAGCTGTATTGGTCACGCCGCCGAACGCATAAGATGCCCGGTTATCGGCATCCTGTTTGCTCGAGAGACCTCCTGGCTGAGGAGAAATCATCTGTGTCACGCCACCGATAGTCATTGCTGCGCCAGCCGCAAACATCAAGTTACTTGCAGCAATCCCGATGCCGGGCATCCAGATTGATATTGCCACCAGCACAGCACCAAATATTGTTTGCAGCACTCCTGCCTTTTTACTTCCAAGAATAACAGGAACAATACGGATAATTTCTTCAGTAACCGGAAAACCGAGGTCATCTTCACCGACATTCTTTTTTCCACGAAACACTGCATAAGTTAGCCCGCGCCGGTGACTTGAAATCATAAATTGTTCAAAGCCCTTAATCGTAGCGGCCAGCGCACGTGGGGCTTCATGAATAGTGCTAATTAAACGATAGTGCGTTTTACCAAATTGCTTGCCAAGAACTCCGCCCAACTCAATCCTCGTTGTTATTTCCTGCATAATATACCTCCATAAAAAAACCCCACTTATGGGGCTTTTTGTTGTTTGGTCATTATAAAAGTGAATCATAATGTTCAATAAACAGCGGCCTAATTTCAATAGGAAGCCCTGCAATTAGCCGATCTATTTTAACTTGATACTTATGCTTAAGTTGTTCTTTTGAAAGTTCAACCGAGGCGCCATGGCTAATAAGCTCTGAAACCGCAGCCCTTTCACTTTTAATTTTCTTAACCAACTCTTCAACAGCAAGCTTGTCAAGGGCAAATGATCCTGCCTCACGTTTAAAATAAACACTCGGGAGCCATTTATCATCCATATCTGACGAATCTAAATTTACGTCATTTTCTAAATCACTACCACAATGCTTACATTTAATGGCTTCATATTTTATATACTCAGCGCAATAAGGACATTTCTTTAAACTTTTATCACTAACATTCCGCGATTCAATTTTTTTGTTGTCAGGCTTGATTAGTACCGCATGGATTATAGCAACGATAAATAGCGCAGCACCATATATCCACCACCCAATAAAGGAACGCCCTTTACTTTTAGCGATCGCAGCCGGAATCAAGCCAAGCAGCATTGACAATATAATAAATTCCATTTTACCCCCTAATTATTCCAAATAAAATAATCATAACAGGGCGATGCTAAACTACCAAGCATGTGGCACATCAAACTTTAAATTACATGAATTTACACTTATGCCTTAAAACTTTCATCGTCCTCTCTAACCAATAGCCACCGTACGGCACTCGCTGACTGAGGTGACCATAAAGGTGGTGCAACAGCATATTCCCTTCCAGCAATACTCCGGCGTGATTCCACTTATTCGACTGAACCTGCATGATCACCACGTCGCCCGGCTGCGGCGCGCCGGTGAACTCCCGGAACCCGCATTCGTACCAGTTATCCTGGTAAAGATTATCCGGGTACTGATCCTCCCACCAGGGGTAATCGACGCGGTAATCCGCCAGCTCGATACCGTACGTCAGGCGATAGTAGCTCATCACCAGCCCCCAGCAGTCGTAAACGCCCAGCACAAACGGACGCTCCAGCAGCGGAATTTCGCCCCGCGGCATGATGGTCCGTAAATCCCCTTCCGGCCAGCTGACGATATGCCAGGGCAGCGCCGTCACATCACACTGCGCCTTATCCACTTCACTCGGCTGCGTGGTGGCGTCCGGATGGCTGTGCACGATGGCGGTGACCGTGCCCCACTCTTCCGCCGTGGCGTAATCCTCCGACGACATGTGAAAATGTTCTGTGGGTTCAGTAGCGAGATTACGACAGGGGAAATATTTTTCCACTCTGCTTTTCTGTGCCACCACCCCGCAGCACTCGCGGGGATATTCCGCTTCGGCGTGGGCCATAATGTCCGCGATGGTCTTTTTACGCATGTCAGCTCCGGATCAAAGAAGTGCCCGGGAAGCCGCCGAACGGCAGCTCGTTACCTTCACCGAACCGCAGTTTGCAGGCGGTCAGCGTGCCGTTGCATTCATCGCGGGACGGGTCATCCACGGGATTGTTGTTTTTGTCGAAATATCGCGTCCCGGCGTAATCACAGCCATCACCGGTACGGTATTTATTACGGATGCACCAGGTACAGAGGGAATGAAGCTGGCGTGTCGGGATCATCAGTCCCTGCAAATCCATGGGGCTCGATAACGCGAACTCCACCACCTCACTGGTTTCAGAGGTTTTCGCGTCGATATACCAGACCTGCAGTTTTTCCTGCGTGGCATCTGCCGTCGGGTTTCCGCCGGGAAAGTTACGCGCGTCGAGGTATTGCGCCAGCGTGTCATGAATAGTGACCTTCGCCTGCAGCATATCGTCATACGCAAGGCACAGCGCCGTGACAGAACCATCAAGATTGGCAACACGAAAGACCGGCTGCGCACTTTCGCCCCCCGTCGATTTTTCTATCCCTTCAATCTCACACGGCCAGGCCTTATATTCCTGACCCTGCCACCAGATGCTTTTTGCAGCCAGTTTTGATTCATTACCGTTGGCGGCGAGTATTTCAGCTTCAGAATGGGGAATGCTGTGACTGTGGAAGCGCATAACCTCCCCCACGCCGAATGCCGTGCCGTCGACAGAAAAAAGCCGGACTGTGTCGCCCGGCTCAAGTTTCTGGTAATCGCTGTTGATCATGGTGCAAACGCCTGTTCAAAGGTTGCAGTAATTGTCATTACCGTTTTGCTCTTTATGATTTTCTGAAGGCTGTCAGCCTCAACCCGCCATAAAGCGAGATCACCGAAAGGCGGTTTAAACGAGAAGGATTTTGTTTTATGACGCCGGAGAAAAGCATAAATCTGCAGGCCCAGTTCTGGTCGCCCGGTAAAGGAATATTCGTAGGTCAGGGTCTCGCTGTTCAGCCCTGAGCCGCTGACCTGCGTATAACCGTCGCCGAACTGAACTTTACGGATCGTGTCGGTGCTTTTAGTTGTGGGCTGACTGGCCGACTGAATGGACCAGGGAAAGGATTCAATAGCCATGTATTATCTGCCTCTGGTTGCGTTCCAGATCAGGCCGCCAGGACGCACTGCTTTAGCAATGCCATCATTAACAGCCTGCGTAATGACCTGCTGGTAAGCCCGCCCGAGTTGGTCTCCGGGTGGTTGCTTCGTTTCGTTCTGCGGGGAGGTGACGGACACAGGCGCATAGACGCTGACACCAAAAGGCGCGGCGACGGCTGTTGACCCACCACCGACAAGGCCACCCGATGCGTAACCCCGCATCAGGTTATAGAGATTGCCCACGCCGAGGCGGCTGGTTGCCTCTTTGGTAAATACGAACTCGCCACGGTGAACCACCCCGGCAGGCTCGTATTTCCCCCCGGATCCAGTGTAACCGCCGGTGGCAAAGCCCATTGCCGTCGTGGCCGAGTTCACCATTCCCACCAGCGCCTGCTTCATCAGTATTTGGGTAAGCATGGACATAATTGATCGCGTAAAATCTGACCAGCTTGCTTTACCGTTAGTGAGCATTGCAGCCATGTTTTCACTGATACCGTCAAACGCGGTGGAGGCTAATGATTCCATCTGGCCGTACGCGTCAGAAGCTGAATCAACATAGTTAGCCCACGCGGTTCGTGCCCCTGCCTGCCAGTTACCGCGTAACTCATCCTGAGCCGCGTAAAAATTCCTGAGCGACTCCAGTTCCTGCCGGTACCCTTCGTCTGTTTCCGTGCCTCCTGCATTCTTCCAGCCCTGCAGCAGTTGTGCTTCGTCCAGACGGCGCTGTGTTTTACGGCTACTCATCCCGGCACTTTCCGTCAGTGCCCGGGTCTTTTCACTCATTTGCGTCGAATACTTCAGTGACCTGTCCTGTAGATCATTCAGCCGCTCCTGAATTAACTTTTCATCACCAAGGCGGGCGTTTATTTCCGCCTGGGTAAGAATTTTATTCTTATTGCTGAGAAGTGATTTTTCATCGGCACTCAATGCGCGGTTTTTCGCGGCGTTCTCCAGCACGGTAAACCTTGCCTGCTCTTTCCATAGGTTTTTCCGTTCCTGACTGATGCTGTCATTCAGACCGCGGTGCTGACGCAATACCTCCAGTTGCGCCTGAAGTTCAAGTGTTTGCGCGCTGATCGAATCTGATGCCTTAACGCCACCAGGCGTGGTGGTTTTGGCGGGCTTTTTAAGCGAACTTTCGTATTCCTTTTTCGCTGCGGCCATCAGGGTGTTGTAGCTTCCCTGAAGGATGCGCCCTTCCTGCAGGGCCTTGTTCAGCTCCTTCTGTTTACTGGTATATTTTTCCAGAGCAGTCTGCGACTTTTCATATGCGGCCTGCGCCTGAGAGGCATATTTCAGTCTGTCCCGCTCGGCAACTGACTGAGCTTCAGCGCCTTCTGCGGAAACAGTCTGCATATCGGCCTGCAGTTGCGCCGCCTGAAGACTGATTCGGGTGCGGTCCAGCACTTTCTGATACTGATTGCGCATCGCGTCAGACACGCCCGGTCCGGTCGCGAATTTATTGAAGTTGTTCTGGGCGATATCGAACTGCTGCTGCGCCTTTTTCAGCAGCTCTGCACCGGTATCAGGGCGACCGATATCAAGGATTTTGTCCCACATTGACTTAAAGGCGTCGCCGACTGTGTTTGCCGCACGCTCCAGCGTGCCCATATTGCCTTCAATGGCACGGGTCTGGCGTTCAAAACCTTCAGTCGCCGCGTCGTTTGCCGCTTTCAGTGCGCCTGCCGCATCGCCGGAGCGCTGGAGCTGTGCCACATGCTCAATCTGTTCAGCCGTCACGTTATGAAACTGCTGCGCCATGGCAATCAGGCCGGATGTGGGATCGCTGGTCAGTTTTCCGAACGCTCTGGCAACATCTTCAATCTCAAGACCGCTTTTGTCCGCGAACTCAGTAATGCTCACCGAAAGACGCTCGAAATTAGCGCCTGCAGCAACACCTGCATTTACCAGCGCCGTTAACGTCCCGGCGGCAGCCGAGAAGGTAATCCCGGCGCTGGCGGCGGCTTTACTCACCATCAGCATTCTTTCGGCAGTCAGGCCAGCAGTATTGCCGGAAAGCACCAGTGTTTTATTGAAATCGGAGAGCTGTGAATTACTGCGGTACCAGGAATACAGCATCAGCCCGGCGGTAACCGCAACAGCGGCCAGCGCCACATTAAACGGCGTGATAAATCCGCGTGCCCGGCCAAGATTCTCTGCAGCATCGGAGGCGTTATTAAAACTCTCCGCAAGTTCACCCGCGCTGTCGCTCGCTTCATCCGTGGATTTCTGCACATCACCACTAAAGCCGAAGAGCGCATCGCGCAGCGCCTGAAACATCGGCCCGAAGCCGCCGAAGCTGTCTTTCACCTGCCCGCCCTGCTGGAGCAGGATGAGGAACGGAGACTGCCCACCGGCCAGCTGCGTGGCAATATCGGTAAACTGAGCAGGCAGCATGCGTACAGCATTACTGTACGCGCCCACTGACATCCCTGCACGGCGGGCTGCGGCTTCCTGCCGGTTAAACGCCCGGTCCACCTGGTCGGCGGCAGCGGTTGCAGCCTTACCCAGTTCGCTGAGTTTCTTTCCGCTGTAAGCCAGTTGCTCATTAAATTTTGGCGAATTCAGATCGAGATTAACGATCAGGTCACCCACCGGCTGGGCCATAGCGCACTCCTCCTAGACTTTCAGCAACGGACATCATGGTGTTGTCATCCTGTTCGGTAACCAAATCAGGGGGATTAAGAAGACTGAAGCTGGCGGGAGTCAGCTCCGTGTCCTTACACATGATGGAAATAATAAGATGGCTCAGGCGGGAAAAATGAACATCCTGCAGATCGTTTTCGAAATACTGTTCACGGTAAAAACGCCCCCACTCAGCCAGTTCTGAAGATGACATGCCGGCAAGCATCTGGCGCCAGTCCGGGCGTCGAAATTCCCTCGCCAGCTTCATGACAAAATTCAGCTCGCCGGCGAGGACTTTTCCGCATCGGGCGCTTCGGCTTCTTCCTGATCCCCGGCATTGTCTGGCGAGGCCTCCGGCAACATATCAGACAGCACCTTCACGAACCGATCAGCAGCCCCAATCATGTTGATCGGCCAGCCGGACAGAATGTCCTGATGCAGTTTTTCAACATCGCCTTTAGCGGGGTCGGCCTGCCAGAGCGACATCGCAACCAGTCGGGCGCCGAGGCGAATATTTTGCTCCACCAGCAGCGGGTAAAGCGTTTTCTCGTCAGCATCTTCCGGCAGTTCTTTTTCTGCTCCGGCAATAAACTGCAGGTGCTCAATACGCTGTAAGGCAGAAAGTTCGAAAAGCGTAATTTTCTCTTCACCATACTCAAAGAGACCGGATTTCAGGTATTTAGACATTTTTACTCCGTAAAGGGGCTTTCGCCCCTCAGGGTTCAGGAAACGGTAACTTTACAGATCGCAATGAACTGACCGTCACTGGTCATCACCACGATGTCCGCCTGGCCGGCGGCCACGCCCTTAACGGTCAGGACATTGCCGGCCACAGTTACAGTCGCTTTCGAACGGTCGGAAGACGACGCCAGGAAAGTTTTATCCGTGGCGCCAGACGGGTTAACCGTGACATTCAGTGAATCGGAAGCATTGACCGCCAGTGCAAGTGCGGTTTTGCTCAGCGTCACGCCGGTCACCTGAGTAACGGGTGTTCGGGTCTCTTCCGCCAGGCTTGGCTTGCCGTTGTTACTGATCTTCACGCTGCGGGTGATCACTTCTTTTGCCGGAATGGTTTTACCCAGGCTGCTGATCCAGCCTTTAAACACGTCAACCGTACCGTTGGGGAATTTAATTTTGTAGGCGCGCACATCGCCTGCATAGAACCAGTCAACCAGCCCCTGCTGCCCGGATTCACCCGGCTTCCAGGCCAGCACAAAGCTGGTTTCGCCAGCGGACTTTTCACCCTGTGCGGTGTTCGTCCAGTCAGCGTTGGGATCGTCAAGATAAGTATCGTCATAAGACTCCGCCGTCAGTTCCCCCGGCGTCAGTTCTTTAACCTTTGCCGTGCGCGTCCAGTCCGTGTCAGAAAGCGGGTTCGCATAGGGATCGCCGGAACCGGTGTACACCCAGAACGTGGTGCCGGCGCCCTTAACGGGCTCAAGAGGGTTTGGTGTTGGCATAATTTCCTCACATCACATAAGAGACAGAATATTGCAGGTCCGCCGAGCCCCACGTCGCCAGTTCGTCATCGCGCTGGTAGTCGTAGCCCCGGGCAGACATGGTTTCGAGAACGCCGGAAAGCGTGGGAATGCTGGCCATGACCGGATAAATGTTGTTTTCCATCCATTCATCCAGCGCCGAATCGGTGTCATCCCCTTTCAGAAAAACTTCGATATGCAACGTCGCTCGCCACATATCTTCGTCAACGGATTCGTCGGAAGACTCGGCGTCCGTGAGATACACAGCCACCGCCGGCAGATCCTGCGCGTCCAGTACGGACGGACGGCCATCAAACCAGGTCACAGCCTGAGCATTACCCGCCTTCAGGGCGTCAAGCACAGCTTTACGAATCAAAGGGTGTTTCATCTGGTGACTATCAGCCTCAGTTGGTTGCGAAGCGCGGCGGCCATCTCTTTAGCCAAATCGGTTTCGGTCAGCCGCTTACTTTCTTCCTTAAACGCCGTGGTTAAGGGTACTGCCAGCGGGATACTCACCACCTCAACCGGATATCGCGCCCGGGTGGTGCGGCGAAGCACATGCCAGCGCCCGTTTTTCAGTTGCTGAATGAAACCGCCGGGAAAGGAAAGCTTACCGATGCGCAGTACACTGCCGGCACCGGATACGTCACGCCTGCGGCGGGAAAGCCTGACGCTGGCGACGCCCAGTTTGATGGCGGGAAGATTTCCGCGGTTGACCCGGATAGTCGCCAGCGGTTTACGGACGGTGGCTTTCTTCAGGCGGGCACGCTGATTAACCAGCTTCCTGGGTACTTTCGTCTGTCCTGCAACACGCCGGGTGCTGTGGCTGACTGCCCGCACGGCCACGCGGTTAACAGCCTGAGAGGATGCACGCGGTACCGCGGTTTTACTGATGCTTTCAAGATTGGCGATGGCCTGTTCCAGTCCTTTGATGGACATGCTGCCCCCTTATTCAATCCAGATTTGCGGCTTTCCGTTGAACGTTTGCTGACGGGTAATTTTGTACGTCTCACCTTTCCAGATGACGACATCATGCCGGCGCGGTTTCAGTGAATCCGAAAACACAACGAGGGACAGACCCTCACCGGCCAACGGTCCCATTTCAGCCACAAACTGGCTTTCGATGGCGTCATACCCGGTGCCATTAATCAGCACACGCTCTCCCATCTGCCGGACAGTGGCGGCGTCCATGCGCGCCACCATTTGCCGGAAGCGGTTAGCCATTCAGCCTTACCGCGACTGAAGTGGCATTCGCGCCGGCAGCTTCCCACGCCTTGCCGGCCGGTACCGCTCCGGTCGCATCCAGCTGGATTTTTCCGCCTTTGATATAAACCGCCTTACCCTGGGCGATATCATCTGCGGCCAGTTTTGGCAGGATCACGACGCCGGTCGTGCGTCCATCGCCGGTTTCACCGGGTGCGATATCAACGATTGCCACTGCGACAACGTCACTGATTACAACGGGTGCGCCACTGAGGATTGCGGAAGCGCCACTGTTAGTGATGGCGATGGTATTGCCATCCTGAAGATAATTTTTCATGCAAGTCTCCACGGCCCCTGGCGGAGCCGAATTTCAGACACAAAAAAAGCCCTGACGGGCCACGGGAACTACAGGGGTGAGATTATTTCCCGGTGGATTTGACCAGACCGCGGTAATCAAGCGGCGCCACACCCGCGTCGATACGCACTTTGGTGGCCACACCGTCTGTGGTGAAACCCTCCTGCTGATCGATGTACGGCGTATCGACGCCGTTCAGGTAGGCAACCTCGATGGTGTCGCTGCCTTTCCGGGCGGCCAGGTACCAAGCAGCCGGGTCAGCATCATCAAGACGGGGCTCAGAAATGATTTCTGCAAAGTTCCGGATCGGGTTTTCGATACCGGCGTTGACGTCAGCACCCTTCACGCTGGCAGACTTGATGGTCTGGCTGGCTAAAGTTTCCAGCACCGTCGGTACCAGGACGTAAGCCGGGCGAATGTTAAGCGAGCGCTCCCCTTCTTTCTGAACACGCATCAGCTGGCGCGCCTTATCAAGGCTGGTGACATCGATAGCGCCGTTCGAGAGGTTTTTGTGATCGGCACTGAACAGCGCCTTACCGTCTGACAGTTTCGGGTTTTCAATCAGTACCGCATAAACCAGATCGCCGATGGTGGCCTTCGCAGCACGCCCCATTTTGGTGGGGACATCAGTCAGCTGGTTCAGATCATCATTGATGATGGCCTGGCGGGTAATGGAGAAAATCTCACCGTAGGTCGCCAGCGCAATGGTCTCGCCTTTATCACCGGTGGTCACGTACTTATATTCAGCACCTTCGCGAACCTGACGCAGTGACGGGAAGCCTCCCATACCAACACGGTGCGCGGTCTTGAAGTCGCTCAGGCTGCCTTTCTTGGTCCACAGCTCAAAGGTTTCCTCGGCCTCTTCCCAGCCCTGCAGTAGTGCTTTATTGGCAACGTCCAGCAGGATATTACCGAAATCAGAGGTGCTGTGCGTCAGCGCGAAGCCGACCATCTGCATCGGGTTATAACTTGCCACGCCGATACCGCGTTCTGTCAGGGACATACGCGCATACTCACGCAGGGTCATGCCGTTGTAGACGTTATCGCGTACCACATCTTCATAGCCGGCACGGGCCATCAGCGCCTGGCGAATACCGTCGCCCACGATATTCCCGTTACTCGCATAGATGTGGGTGGTGCTGGTTTTGTTGGAAGGGGTCGCTGTTTTGCCGAGCTCCGCCAGCAGCTTGTCCTTGGCCTGCTCAACGGTGCAGTCCAGATCGGCAATACACTGCGCCTGCAGATCCTGGTGGCGGTTGCCGAACATGGCAAACAGATCATTAATGCCGTTGAGCCGTTCACGCTGTTCTGCAATCACCTGGGCACGGATGGCGTCAGCGTTTACCGGATCCTGCGGCGTATCCTGCGGCGCGGGGTTTTGCGGATCGCGGGTGGCGGTGTTGCGCGGCGGGGTGACCATATTACGAATGCTTTTTGGCATCTTCTCAAATTCCTCAATACGTTTTGAATGGATACAGGCCATCGCCTGCAGTGACGGGGTCACCTGGTCGGCAAAACCCTGAGCCAGGCACTCTTCGCCGGTAAGCCAGGTTTCGTCTTCCAGCATGGCGGCAATCTCATCATGAGATTTGCCTGTTTTGGCCGCGTAGGCCGGGATAAGAACACTTTCGACTTTGTCGAGCAGGTCGGCATAGTCGCGCATGTCATCTGCATCGCCGCCCGCGAAACCCCATGGCTTATGGATCATGAGCATGGTGTTTTCCGGCATAATGACCGGGTTACCGACCATCGCGATGACCGAGGCCATTGACGCAGCCAGGCCATCGATATAAACGGTGATGGCGGCGCCGTGGAACTTCAGGGCATTAAAAATGGCGATGCCGTCGAAGACATCGCCACCCGGCGAGTTAATGTGCAGTTTGATGTGGGTGATATCACCCAGGGCTTTAAGGTTGGCCACAAACTGTTTTGCCGTTACCCCCCAGTAGCCAATTTCATCGTAGATGTAGATCTCGGCCTCGCTGTCGGCGCTGGCCTGCATACGGAACCAGCTATTTTTTACGCTGGCTTTCGGGCGGTTCATTACCCGGTTTCGTTTCCTGGACACTGGTGTCTCCTTTGTCATTTGCCGGGTCTGTGTCGAACACCAGCCCCTGTTTGCGGTTTTCATCAACCTCTGCTTTGCGGCGGCGTTTTACGTCATCCGGATTGGCACCGCGCGCGCGCACCCATTCGCTTTCCGTGGCCGCGCCACCGCGTAACAGCAGCTTCCACGCCGTCGCCTCTTTCACCGGATCAATCCACGGCATGACCGGCCCCGAATACACCGCGTTAAAAAGCGAAGCCTTATCCATACCGCGTGGCAGCTGGATTTCTCCTGAGGCGACAGCCATCTTCAGCCATGCGCGGTACATCGGGCGGGTGATTGCGGCAATAAACGCGTCCTGGAGAATGAGGTAACCTTCAGTGGACTCCACCAGCTCCTGGCGCTGGGCGCTGTAGGTACCGTCATAATTCCGGGCGATGCTGGAGAAGCTGCCGCGGGAACCCGCAGCAACCGCACGCAGCTGGCCGTTGCGGAAGGTTTCGAGGTTGGGATTGGGCCGGTCGGATTTGATCATCCCGATATCTTCACCGGGACGCAGATCGTCAAACAGCATGCCGGGTTCGATATTAAGCTCGCGTGACCCGCTGTCAGCATCGTCAGGATAGGACTGGCCGTCCCCTTTTTTGATGAACATGCCCAGCGCGGCAGCGATACGCGCTGCGGTCAGTTCGGCGTCCTCGTATTCCTTCAGTGCAGACAGGCGCATCATCACACCCGCCAGCAGGGAGTTACCGCGTAACTGGTGCAGGCGGCGCATGAACTTCAGATGCAGCATGTTTTCAGCGACAATATCTTTGGTTTCGCCCAGCATCATCCCTTCAGCGGGCATGTTGCGGTACACCAGATATTTCACCGGACGCCCCCAGTCGTTCAGATAGATGCCCTGGCTGAGTTTCTGGCTGGGATCGGTTTTTTCCAGCGGGACGAAATCCGGCTCCAGCGCCTCGAGCCAGAACGGGATGCCCGCCACCGGTGACAGACCGTTTCCTGTACCGCTTACCAGCTGGGCAAAGACTTCACCATCACGCAGCCAGGTTCGCGCCATCAGGCGCTCAAGCACAGGCCGCGTAAACTGCCCGGTTACGTCCGGAGAAACCGACCATTCCGCCCATTTTGCACGGATTTGTGTGGCAAGCGCGTCAGCCAGCTGACCGTTTGCCAGCAGCGGTTGGGGCTCCACAATGATGCCTTTCGCGCCGACGATACGCTCTTCCAGCTTGTCGAGTACGCCAATCACCAGATCGTGATTGCAGTCCAGCCAGCGCGCCTGCTCGCGCAGGGAGCGACCACCGAACTGGGTTAACTGGTTGGCGGTGCGGTTTTCGCGGCGGGCGCGGTGAGTACGCGTCGGCATAACCGCTTCATATGCCTGGATCACCATCCGGGAACGCAGCCGCGCCGCTTTCCAGCCCGGTGAGAACAGGCCAATTGCATTATCCAGCAGGCTCATCGCGGAAACCTCGCCAGTTTAAATCCACCGGAACCGCGTCCCGCTGCAGCGGCAGTCGCCGATGCCAGTTTTCGCTCCCACTCCTGGCGGCCTTTACGGATTTCACTGAGGTTTTCCATGGTCATCTGCTGGCCATTAAAGGTGATGGATTTCCCCTGCAGCACGGTTAGCTCCGCCTCGGTGTAGCGGTCGACCATATTCTGGATATCGTTAAGCGTCACACCCAGCCTCCTGATGTTGATGGTGCCCAAACCGAGTCACGGGAGGGTGACTTAGCCTTCGGCTGAGATACTGCCGGTACCGGCTTAGTAACAGCCTCCACAGCTGCCGGGCCATCTGCCATTTCAGCCACAACCCATGAGTCGCGGCGCGCCCATTCCGGCGCATCAGGCCATTTAATCTTTTCGTAACCATGCAGAATGACCAGCGCATGCGCATACACCATAAGGTCAAACGCCTCATTAGCGCCCTTACCGGGCTTCGTCCATTTACCATCAGGGGAACGCTCCTCATAGGTCAGTTCGTCGTAGAACCACTCCCCCAGCCAGTCGGGGAAATGAACATAGTTCGGCCCGGGAACATCACGCCAAAGGGCGTTGTTGATCCGGTCCTTCAGTGCGTTGGTTTGCAGAAGATAAAGAGGAACGTCACCTGCCGCCTTTGCGCGGCGGGAGGAGCGCCCGGTGTTATCGGGATACGTTCGGGTGATGAGTTTTGCACGTGTCTGACTGTCACCCTTGAACAGCCAGACTTTGCGCTGCAGACCGTCACGGCGACAGCGCCGCCAGAATTCATAAGCGTTATCCGTCACCCCGTCTTCACCGCCGGAGTCCACCGCCATCGCCATCAGACCCATGCGCTTTCCGGGCTCGCCTTCTATCGCCCAGGTTTTCTCCAGCACATCCGTGCGCAGCAGTTCCCAGTCTTCCGGGTAGCTTGCCGGATCGATGTGAAAACTTTCGCCGTCGGCGTTCGTACGCAGGGACTGAAGGATGTTGTAGCGGTCCACTATCCACCGCTCACCCTGTGCGCCGTAACCCACGACCTGAACAACAAAACGGCGGTTGCGTCCGCCCTGCACATCAACCGTGGCCACAAGAAACTGAACACCGGCAGGCACCCGGCGTTTTTCCACCGGCTCGGCGCGCTGTTGCAGCGCTTCACCCTTACGCTGGTTAAGACCGGATCGCGGAAGGTAAGGAAGCCCCCAGTCGGTATTGATAACCGTCTTGAGTGTTTCTTCACTGCCCGTAACCTCGTAGTCCTGCTCAGCCGTCAGCAGCTTGTAAACCAGTTGTGCCCAGGTCTGATATGCCGCGGCAGGCCCCTCCATCCAGAACGAGGCGATGCGGGAACGCCGCGCCTCGCCGGTGACAGTGCCGTCGCGATCAATGTGCTGCCCTTCGCGCAGCCAGACCCCTTTCAGGTTGAGCGTACGCTTCATGTCCGCGGTGATTTTCCCGTTGCATGACGGGCAGCAGATATGCGCGGCTTCGCTGGCTTTAACGGTGTCACTGATTTCACGGTAGCCAGTCATGGCATGCATTTCCGGCTGGAAATATTCGCCGCAATGCGGGCACGGCCAGTACCAGCGGCGGCGATCGCCACGGTTATAGAGCGCCAGAATGCCGGTAGTTGGCGGCGCTTCATGGGGCGACGTGCGCCGCCATTTGGTATCAATGATGTCCCGCCCGGGAGAGCTTTCCACAAGCGTCATACCCGAGGACATAAAGGTGGTGGTACGTTTTGAGGCAAGCGAAAAGGCATCACCTTCCCCGTCGATATCCTCGGGGAAACGATCATAATCAGTCAGCGCAACGCACTTGTAATCCGAGGAGGACATGATGTTCACTGACGGCCAGCCGATCTTTAGGTAGTTACCTGCCCGGAACGTGCGATCGTGAACGTTATTATCGTTACGCCGTGGACTGAGCCGGCTCTTTACCTCAGGACTACAGCGAAAGGTACGGTCAAGACGCTTTTTCGAGTGTTCGCGCGCCTTCTCCTCCGTCATCTGTATGATCAGCATATCGGAGGGGTCACAAACCACGTTGTAAACCACCCACCCGTCAATCAGGCCAATAGTTTTCCCGGTTCGTGCAGGGCCAACAAACACGACGGCATCATATTCACGTGACGCCAGGCAGTTCATTGGCTCTATAACATAGGGGGCAAGGTTCGGGTCCCACGGTACCGAGTTTCCTGCGCCCATAGGGACACGCATATATTTACTGACCGCCTCGGCCACCAGCATGCGTCGCGGGGCTCGAAGAATTCCAGGCATATCCCTGCGGATACCCCTTGCGGATGCCCGCTTCGCCATCAGTCCTCCTCAGGCTGGTCCTCCTCCGGTTCGGCGTCCAGAACCCTCTGGGCTATCTGGTCGCGTAGATCATCAATAACGCTCTGCACACGGGCGACAGCTGCGGGCGATAAGGCACAGTCACGCTCCAGAATGTCGGGTAACGTTTCCAGAACCTGCACCACGGCCTTTGACATGACAGCAAATTCCCGGGCGACCTGCTCCGCCGGAATGAGCTGCCCCGTTTCCTGCTCGAACTTGATCCGTTCGTTCTCAGCTTTCCAGTGAGCCAGCCTGTCAGAGGGTTGCATGTCATCCACAGTGGCGGAAACCGTGGGCACCATAAGTTCCGTCAGGATGTCGGTGACCAGAAAAAGTTTCAGCTTGCTGTTACTGCCAGGGGCTGGCTCGACGTTTTTAAGCCTGGCGGCTACCGTCTGACGATGCACATTCGTGATCCCGGCGAGCTGGTTGATGTTGAGCTTCAGGGAAGCGATTTCCTGGTCCATGATGGTGAGCGCTTTTTAACCGTTTCGACATCTTTGCAAATCGCCACCGCGAAAAATCAGCGACTTGCGCACATGATGATGATGACCACAGATCTCAAAAACCAGCCGTTTTCCGCGTGCCCGCCGCCTCGTGGTTAAGCCCCCCTCCGGGAGGACCCGCCATGATGAGATATATTCTCATTTGCATTTGAGCGGCACTTCATTTAGCCGTCTAGATATCTTTCATGGACGATTAAGGGCGAACTAATCAGCGTCCGCAATTGAAAAGCAATCCACCCGGCTTCAGCGCGTTGCGGATGGTATCAGACAGAGCCTGATCGATACCCCGCTGAAGCCTGACTGCATCTGATTCCCGTTCAGCAGACAGCGCATTTAACTGAGCCACCAGCGACTGGAACACTTCACTGTTACACACGGCATCAATAACGGCTTGGCGCATGTCATCGCTAAGGCATGTTTTGGATGCGATTACGCTCCCGGAAAAAACATAGGCGTTATCTTTTAAGGTGAAAGCTTTGGAGTCCGGTAAATCTTCGGCATTTTTCATCAGGCGGTCATCTGACTGGCTTTTGAAGTCGTCATTATGACCAGTCGTGATGCCGCCACCGATACTGGCGTTATGGATTGTTCCCGGCTGGATAAACGCCTCTTTGATGAAGTTCTTTCCTACCTGAACGCTAAATGCTTCAAACGCTCGGGTCAGCTTATTGATCACTTGCATGACTTCCTGGTGCTCGCTGGCTTCAGTTTTGACGCCAGCATTCAAGTTGTAAGTGCTCTTCTGCAATGAATCAGGCTCACCCGCAATATGCGCCTCTCCTGATTTATTCAGGTGCCAGCCCGTTTCGGAATTTTGCGCATCGCTGTTATCTGATGCGTTACGAAAGAAGCCATCAATGCGGTTGAGATAGTCACTGGCATCAGTGGATGAAACACCATCAAGCCAGTCGCTGGATCGCCAGTTACGGGATTTACCGTTTTTATCCACCAGCCGCAATCGTACCTGCAAGCGTTCGCCTGCCTTCAGTCCGCCGATTAGCTTTCCAGTAAACGGCCATGGAATAAATTCTTTATCCATCCGGCCATCAGCGAACAAACACTGTAATTCAAGACGGTTGCCCCAGAAACTTCCATCAGGCCATTTCCAGTGAACCTTTACACCCCATAGCGCGGGTGATACTCCCTTGACGGGAAGATCTAAGCATTCGGACATTTTTATTTCCTTTTAGACGTGAGCCTGTCGCACGGCAAAGCCGCCGAAAGTTAACGGTTTGCCCAGGCTCACAGCTGAAAGACTTTCTTCGATGTGCGCGTGCGATGCGCATAAAAAAACTGCCGGGGGTGGCAGTTGAATATCACTAAATTACCAGGTTTTCTATGGCGTTAACCGCTTCGAGTATGAGAAAAATCCCATGCCAAATCCTTGCAATTTGCTTACATTAGTAACGTAACGAATATGCATTTGCATGCTCTAAGCAACAGACTGGATTTCATGTTGCTCAGAGTTTTTTTCTTTTAATCCCTGATGTCAATCTCTCATGCGGTAACAGTTTCCCGTGAAACCTATAACTGGTACTCCACCAGTTTAAGATAGGCGGCAAGCGCCTCTGCGGACGAAACATATCTGTCTGACGCAACATGGATCGCAACCACGCTCCCGTTAGGTAGCGTAAACATTGCAACCCTGACAGGAAGCTTCAGTGCATTACCCTTCTCACGCATATATGTCATCCATTCAGTACCGGCAGGTATCTGAATCAGTTCAACTGGTTTTTTTCCAATAAAAAAAAGTGCATTCACCATGGTTGCTTTTCCTGTATGCCCGGGCGCACAGCATATATGAATCCGGCAGATCGCACCCCGTACAAACGAAACATGGTAAAGATTAAGCTAAAAATTTAAATTTGTTCCGGCAGATCCACACCTGTCTGTCTGGTTCAGTGCGCGAAGTCGCAGGTTCCGCCAGGATAACTCCTCAACTTAACTTACTGACTTGCAACGTTTACAACAGGAGCCATACTGATAATGCCTGCCGAACCGGGAAGCCATCTCCGTGGCTGCCCTTGTTCTTTGAGAAGATGATGTGTTTGCACTATCTCCTTCGCCTCCTGTTGGAGGCTTTTTTTTTATATTTTTTTGCTGCGTTGATGTTGTGAGGCACCAGCCAGCCTTTGCATAAACTGCACTGCTGACCGTAAATAACCCGACCGGGTGCTTCCTTTAAAGTATTTCTTGCAGGCTGGTGCAATATAGATATATTTCACGATCCCTGAACCAGAAAGGCATTTTATATGAAACACTTAATCGCTGATTTAATCGAAAAGATTGCTGATCAGGAAGCATCCAAAAAAGAATCCCTTGCCCGGCTGGATGCCCTGAAAATTGTTGTCACGGCTTTGTTCGCTAAGCTTGACTCGCAAACAAACGATGCCATTCGGGAACACATCACCGATGCCTTTGAGAAATTAGCTGAGGAAAATTCATCAGACCTGGCCGATCTGGAACGACTGAAAGAAGCCACATCTGACTTACTGAGCCGAAAAATAGTTCTGCCGTCGTTCCCTGCCGAAACGGTGAGCTCACGGGATTCCCGCTGATAAAGCACGGTAAACTCTTTTTTAATTCAAGCACTGCGCCCTGATGTAATCCTGCAAATACTTCAGGGCTTTCTGGTCGCGGATGATTCCGGATCGGATACTGAGAACGTTTCGTCCAGCAACGTCA